TACCGGTCTTGCTTACGGTTCCGCGAGAAGTCGTACCGAATCTCAAAAGGGGTCCAGGCATCACCAATCTTCGAGGTTGGCAGCTGGGACATGTACTCGGGGATGTACGAGGTTTCAACATAGGCAGGATCATAGTCAATCGCCATATGGACAGAACCAGTCGTCGAAGTGGTGGTGGTCGGGATATACCTGAACACCACCGCCTCGAGCTCGTACATGTTGAAGTGGTAGGCCACCCCAAACGTCCACGGGAACATGTAGGGAGTGATGCGCACCGCAAAACGAAGGTCGTTGCTCTGCGATCCGTACACATCGTCAAACAACTCAGTCCTAGTGATGTGAACCTGGGTGCTGTTCTTGGCTTGAGTGACGTTACCATAGGCAACGGGCGCTAGGCGACCATTGCCTTTGGGCGCCACCGCCTTCTTGGCAGCAGCAGGCTTCTTCTTCGGCATGCTGGGTTGAGTGAGGTAGTTGTAGGCGGCAGTAGTGGCGGCTTTCGTTGCGGCTGCTGCTAAGGACTTCGACAGATGCTCGTAGGGATGGGCTTTGTTCATGCAGTGCGTAGGTATGAGGGGGTATGGACACGGCGTGGTCCCCCGCCGCAAGGGTGTGACTTTTAGGTTGCCACTCAACCATTCAACGGCGCTGCCACCACTTCTGTGGCTTAACAGCTTTCGGCTTCACAGCAGGCTGGTCTTTCTGTGATCTCTTTTCAGCAATGACATCTGACTCCGTGGTCGCCAGCTTGGGCTTGAGAGCGACACTAGGTTGGTCTAGGACCTCCTGGTAGTCGACCTCGTCGGCCCAAGAGAACTCTGCCGACGGTGGTGGTTCCATGACCACTGTCGGGGCCACACTGGCCTCGGGGTCAGAGAGGTCATCCTCCTCTCCCCAGAAGAGCTGCGCGAACCACCTGTCATCCGGAAACTCTGAAATGTCTGGGAGCTTAAGCCAAGGCGCCTGGTCAGCGAAGTGTGGCTTGCAGCGGAACTCCAAGGCATATTGCCGGATGAGACTTTTCATCCCATCCGACTCATCCTGGGCCCAGCTGCCCCACGCATACAAACTGATCAGGCGGCCCAGCTCAACGCTGGGCGACCGCTCCTCCTCAGACACGAGCTTCGGGCAAACAAGTGATTTGGCCGTATCCGCATCCGAACGCTTGGGTATCCACCCAGCCCCATGGGGGGTCTCCACGTACTCGATACTCACACCCAAGAAAGTCACTCCCAAGGATGTGTCGCCCTCGTGGAACACATGGGGCTTCAAGGTCTCCTCGTTGTAGCGGAGCCCGAGCTCGCGAGCAAGCTTAGGCGCCACGTCTTCGAAGTGTTGACCCTCCTCCTTCCTCATCTGATACAGCGTGTAGACCATCAGGGATACAAAACTGTCCAGCTCGGATGTAAGCGGCGCTCCAGACCGCAAACCGCCTTTTGACCGCAGCACCATAGACTCAAGGAGAATAGGTGCCGTGACCATGAGCGGAGCGAATATCGGGAGAAACCGCTGCACCTCAATGGGCAGGTTTGGATACACCGACCGAAGTAGGTGCAAAAACCCATCAGCATGAACACGCCGCAGCGAGAGATCCATCGCTTTAACGTCAGGGGCGAAGAAGACAACCGTGTCCCCCTCTCTACGCCCGTAGAGGATATCGTCCCCATACACAAGGCACGATTCCTCTCCGTCGGCAAGGTTGAGAAAATGGTCCACAACCTTCTGGGCCCCGCCGTGGGCCCAAGACATGCCGATGGCGTTGGGGGATAAGGGGTTCTCAGTGAAGAGTGGAAACTCTCTGCGGTAGGCCTGAGCAAGCGGGCCAATTGCGGACGCGATCCACCCAGGCCATATGAAAATGGCCCGTGTCTTTACGTCGGCATCATCGAGGCCGGCGTAGGTGGTCTTGTCCCACAGCTTGGAACGCTTGTACGCTTCCAGCTTAGGCGACATGCAGACTGTGACCAGGTACTCGTGGGCCTCCAGGAATTGCTTCAAGGAGCCGAGACTCTTAAAGGTGGTCAGCAGGTATTCGGCGAGCATGCGCGAACAGACAATCGGTTCGTACGTCGTCTTCCTCACCTTAACGTCTTTCGAGTAAACATGAGGTGCCTGGAAAGGCAGGCCGTCCGCAGCGCTCGGATTGTGAACAATCAGAGAGTCGAGGTACGGGCCCAACTGGCCAGGCACTTCCGTCGACCGAAACAGGCTCGAGAGCCACTCAGCGGTGTTCCGCCCCACCAGGACGGCGACGCGGGTATCCACTGGGACCTTGATGACTTGGTTGACAAAACGCCCGATGAGCGATTGGAGGTTGCCGGAGCTGGCGACGTAGGTAACATTCGCCTCACGCAGGAGTTCCTCCACACGAGTGCCCTCAAAGGACCGCTCAACAAATTTGAAGAACGTAGAGGGCACCCCTACCGGAGTAAACATGGTCGGATGTTTGAAATTGTTCGGAAGCACAAACCCGACATTCTCAAAGATCAAGGCGAGCTCACCAGATGCATTACCGCGAAGGACACACTGGTTTCCATTTTGCTCAGCAACGCGTACAGCACCTGTGACGCTTTTGTTGACGAACCGTCGGAGTTCGGACTTGTCGCCCTTACCGAGCTGCGGGGGCGGGCCAAGCCACTTACCACCAGACAGCTTTGGAGCTGCAGTGGAGGGCTCGGTGCGCACCGGCACAGCGGCGCGGGTCATCAGCTCAGCGAGAGACACAGGGGTTGCGCGCTTGATCGTTGGGTTGCTCATGATTTGTGTTGAATGGAAGAAAAGGACATCGTGTGCAGCACGACAACTGGTCCGTTAGGACATGGTCCAAATCCCCAAA